GATTTAATAGGTTGTGATTTAATTGGCTGTGATTTAATTGCATTGGATTTAAAACCAAATATAGATTTTTTTAATTCGATATTAGGTGTTTTAAATCCGAAAAAGGTTGATACATTCGTTTTATCATTTTTGTGTATTTTGTCGTATAAATTAAATAATGAATTTATGCCGATAGAAATAGTTTTAAGTATATTTTTCAATAAAAAATCTATATTTTCTGCGCCATAAGAACCTCCGCCACTTAATAACATACCATAAGCCATTTTTGGTAAATGTTTTTGATATGTTCTTAGACTTAATGGAATTTTAGGATATGATGTTTCAGGATCACTTGCCCTTAATTGGCGTGAATATTGTTGCAATGATGATTTCGATAAGTTTCTGAGATTTATTAATGCATCTAATTGAGAAATATCCTCAGGTGTTATTTGTTTAAACCATGTATACCCTGGATATTCATATAATGGTTCAGGAATACTAATTTCATAAATTATATTAATTAATCTTTCGTATTTTTTTTGATTATATAATTCTTTTATTTCATTCCATTTCATATCATCTATTTTATTTATTAATCCAAAATCAATCAATAAACACTTTCCGGGTTTTCCTTCAAAATACCCTTCATATGTTGGATTTATCATTAAATTTTCGGAATGAAAATCACAATGTACTATTTGTTGTTCTAATGCTAATGTAATTAATTCGTATCTACCAAAATTTTGATACGATCTGTAGTTAGGGTCGTTATTGAAGGTTTTAAGGGTTCTAAAATTATCTGCTATTTCCATGGCTATTATTCCTAACGAATCATATTTATTTTGCGTTAATCCATCAATTAATTGTTGTAATATTGGTTTATTGTTACCTCCGAATAGTTCATCAATAACATCATCATCGTCGTCCTCATCATCACTTAAGTCATCGGTTGTATTTATTGTTTTCTCAAGTAATAAATTTAAACATTCTTTGTTGTCAAACATATAATCTGTAGGTGAACCATTATGAGTATTATTTAATTCATCATTAATCATAGGTATTTCAGTAAATTCGTCCGTTTGACTGGGCATATTAAAAGCATCATTATAAATAGGAAAAGGACATACAGTTTCTAAATATTTGCATGTATCCAAAGCGATATATACTTGGTTATAATATTCTTTTAAAAAATCATCTTTAATTGTTAGTTTTTTTTCCTTTCCTCCTATTAATAGCATCGGTCTATTTCTTTTATATTCGGTAACTAACGGACAAATTTTAATAAGTAATGACTTTATTGGTTCTCCAAAATGATTACTTCTAAACATATAATAAGGGGTGTTATGTTGAGGATTTATTAGATCTACACGAAAAATAATACCATAATTAGATGAATTAGACAATAAAGAAACATGCGAATTTCTTAAAAATGTAAAAAAATTTGTTCTGGGATCATATGGATTCTGTAAAACTCCTCCCTTAAATGTTTTTGTATATTTCATATATATATTTACACAATATTTTGTAAATATATAATACTTTTATTCTATTAATTTATATTTATGTAGCATACATTAATCCGACATTTCCTCCAATAAAGTTAACAACATTAATACGTTCTTCAAATAAATGTAAGTCAAAATTATAATCATAAATACGCCATGTTGGTTTGTTTACACCAATAATATTTCCAGTTTCAGGGTCACAAATAGTCAAACTTTGAGCTAATGGATCTAAGGGTGGTATAATAGTGGTAAATTCCAATTCAATTTGATTAAATCTGCTCATATTTATTGCACCAGATGGTTGTAAATCAGCATTATTTGAATTGATACTAAAATTATAACAATATAAGCCCTCAGGGGCATTTCCAGTAGTTCTTGTATATTTTTCGACATAATCGAATATACCTGCAGACTGTATATTTTCTCTGTAAGAACCGTCTAATAAAATACCCATAGCTACTAAAATATTTTTATCATTTTGCAGATCATATGTAGGACTGATTAGCAAGCCTGTTAAATTACCATCCGGATTAACACCGGGTCCAATTAGAACAGGAATAAAAATATTACCTTGAGTACGATAAATTGTATATGAGCCAGATGTTGGAGCCTGGATAACGTTTATAGGTAAATAATTATATGGCCAATTAGTATAATTTGACCATTCGTTTCGTAAATTAGCGTCACTTCTTTGGAAATAAAATAGCCAATTAGAAACCATACCTAATGAATCAAGTGTTACTCTATTAGGACCAGTAACATTTGGATATTTGTTTTCATGAACTTGTTTAATTAAATATTTTTGTTCCTGTAAAGCAAAAAGTCTCTCTTCTTCGTTTGATAAAAAACAATAAGTACAATTTAAATGTATATCGGAATTCCATAATCCTCTTTGGTCTGTATATGAATCAATTCCAACACATACGTCAGGAGGTGGCTGTACGAAACGGTGAAATTGCATATACCAAGAATTAAAATTTGGGGCTATATATGGATAATTATTATTTGCATCAAAAACATCACGAATAACAAATATTTGATTAATTGGTCTAAATGTGATATTAATGTGTAACTCGTTATATTGTAATGAAGTTAAAGGAAACGCCATTTGAGATTTAAGCCCAAACCAATTGTTTAAAGGAATATATAAGTTTCTACCCCTAATGGATGGTTCTGGTCCGGCAAGACTGCCTGTATAGTAAGCATTAGGATATGAATTAATACGAGAATTAGCATTTGATGGGTTATTAAGTTCCGGGATATTACCAATCATTTTATCAAATAAAGCTTTTTTGGTATCACTAAAATCTCTTTGAACAGATGCTAATAAGTAATCTCCAGAATATTCTTGTAACGTATAATTACCGCAAGTAATAGATATTTTTGCAATCATTTTTGCACCCAGATTTTCAATCCATTTAAATTCATATGGAGCCCATTGTTCGATATTACCTAAACCCTGTGCAGTTGTCTCATCTGTTACTTGTTGTGGTGGAAGAATAGGGCTCCAAATATTAGGCATTGCGACTGATATATAACAGTCCATTAATAAATCGGCATACCGGGGAATTTTAAATGTAAATGTTGATTCTTCTGAAAGACGCAATGTTTTTGACCCCTCATAATCAACGCGAAACTTTTGGAGACCGAAATTAGTATATTGGTGAAATGTTGATTTAAAAAAAGATTTACTTGGGTTGCCATTTAGAACAATATTTTGTTGTCCCAAACTAACAAGATTCATTAAGCCTCCAGGCATGTTTTTTTATATTATAACAATATATTTAATTCTTTATTCGTATATATAGTTTAAAATCAAAATGTAAAAACAAACAAAAATTTAGGACAAATTCTTAATACAATAATTTATTATTATTTATTATAGTATTATAATAGTATTATGGAAGAACCCACAAAAAACGCAGGACAAATGGTTAACGAAACAATTAATAATGCATTTAAATCAGTTAAAGAAATGAAAGAATCCACGCTTATATTGCTTATTGTAGTCGTTACATTATTAATTATATTAATAGCAGTCATATATTATTTCTATTATAGTTTTTTAAGAAAACGCGAATGCAAGGCTATGAATACAATTTATGGAGAAGTAAATACAAAAATTCGCTCAGTTGACACTGGTCTAAAAGATTTTGGATATACATTTAAGGACTATTATGTTAAAACTGCTTATAATTGTTGCAGTGGTGGAAATTATAAAAACGATTATGTTGATACATGTATACTGAAAGACGTATTAAAACAAGGAGTAAGGGGTCTCGACTTTGAAATATTTTCTATAAATGATGAGCCTGTTGTCGCCACATCCACAAGTGAAAGTTATTATATTAAAGAAACGTTTAATTATATTAGTTTTACTGATATAATGTCTATTATCCGTGATTATGCGTTTGCAAGTTCTACTTGTCCAAATCCATTTGACCCAATAGTAATTCATCTTCGTATTAAAAGCACAAATCAAAATATGTATAAAAGATTTGCTGAAATATTTAAAGGATTTAATGCATTAATGTTAGATGATTCTTACAGTTATGAATGTCACGGCACTAATATGGGGAATGTAAAATTAAGCGATATAATGGGTAAAGTGGTTTTAATTGTAGATAGAAGTAATACATCATTCTTAGAATGTCCTGAATTTTATGAATATGTAAATATGACAAGCAATTCAGTTTTTATGCGCGCATTACATTATTATGATATTAAATATACGCCTGACATGAATGAAATAATTGAATATAATAAACAAAATATGACAATTGGTATGCCTGATAAAGGAACTAATCCAGATAACCCTAGTGCTATTATAATGAGAGAAATGGGTTGTCAACTTTTAGGAATGAGATATCCATTAATAGACACAAATATTGAAGAAAACAATATATTTTTTGATGAGAATGGATACGCATTTGTTTTAAAACCTGAGAAATTACGGTACACTCCTGTTACAATTCCAGCTCCTCCTCCACAAAATC